TGCGGAACCCCGGTAAAAACCGTCACAACGGTGCTGCCCGCAACGTGTGAAAGCAAGCTTCCGCAGCTGAACACTCCGTCATCAAGATGAGGCGAAATGATGACGAGCGGCCCATTCGGAACCATGGGACTAAAGGCTGCGTCAGAGAGCGTCAGATCGTATGGCATTCGACGGGGGAGTAGGCATCGACTTGTTGCTCATGCAATAGCAAGCCGCATTCCCAACTTTTTCAATTACTTAGCGCTGCGCTCGCTTGCAATCGTGCTCCACCGTGACCATGTGGGCGCAACGGTGTCCCCATAAAAGTCCCCACGTTCGGCATGCCGACCTCAACTATCATGCCTCTTTTACAGGCCGCGGCCGGGCTGGTCGCTACGCCAATGCCCAGCAAGTAGGCTTCAGCCTTTAACACGTTCATAGAGGTGGATGGCTTGAGCCAGGGATGCCTCCATCCCGTGCCGCGTGCCGTTCGCGGCCCACAACTCATGCTGCCTGCGGTTGTCGACGAACACCCGGCAGATAGTCAATCCGCCCGGCCCTAGCCAGTAGGACTCGTTCCTCTGTTGCCAGTCTGCTGCATCGACCATGTTCCGTCCCCATCCGGCCATTAACGGGGCCGAATTGCGCGAATCTATGCGCGATTTCACTGTATGTCCATACAGTATCTTTCCCGTTCATCATGCTATGCACCGTCACCGGTACCCACGACCTCGGCCAAAAGCGCCACGACCGCGACCGGCCCGACCATCACCGGCACCGTGCGGATGTACCCAGTCATGCGGGACGACATGAAGCGGTTCATCCACGTCATGACAATGGACGACCTCATGAAATTCGGCGCCACCGACAAGGGAGCAATCCCCGATGTCTTGGAACCCGAGCTACTGACCTTCTCGTCCGACCGCGGCACGATGGTCGTCGGCTTCGAGGAAATCGCCGGCCGTCGCTGCTACCAGGGATGGTGGAATAGTGGGTCAGCAGTACTTAGCTTAGTTGATCATCCACCACTAATTGCTGCGAAGGACCAGAGTAGCAACGTGCACAAAAAAATTTCGGGAAACTGGCGCCCAAAAGCGTAACAGCCCAACCCTTTGATCAGATTAGGTTTTTCATCTTACATCGTCGGACAAGCCTCTGTTTTAATACAAAATAGTTCAGCTTTTCGAGGCATTCGTTTGGCTACCGCTGCCGCTTCATTGATAAAATCCGTTCTGTCGTCGAATACATAAAAAGAAAGGCCCCTGGTCCGTTGCAGCGGACCAGGGGCCGACCAAAATGCATGCGCTTACAAGCTGCGGCTCATGCATCTAGGCGTGGTTTAGATAGCTAAACACAATGTGATCGTATTCGGGTCACCTATCCGCTGTCAAACGGCGTCGAGTTCCAAGTAAGCCCCTTTCCAAGGACCGCTTATGGACCTGAACTTTCCGGTTCGCCGAAAGGTGATCTTCGAGATCAACTTTCGAACGAACGTCCGGATCATGCGAATTCTGAACGGAATGCGCTTTCGGATAGTGATGACCCGCAAGTGATGGACCACCGGCCGGTGACCTTCCAAAATGGTCACCGGCCGGCTATCTCTGCGATCCAGGCCATGCAGCAACAGTAGCCCGATGCCGGGCCGCACACACTCCATACGCTACCAGCACCACATCCGAACCCACACCTGCCAGTCGTCGTAGCTGGCCGGAGATTGGAGCGGGTCCGGAGTATCCGGGCAAGGTGCTGCGAGCCCGCTATCGAGGGCGGCACCGCGCTCGGCACGTGCAGCATCTGAGAGCGTCCGCACCCGGTCAACATCAGGCCGGCAAGCAGCGGGCACAGGATTCGCATTTTTCAAGGCCTTGGAAAGCGCGCCGATCGACGCGGTAAGTGCGGGGGCATTTCCAGCGCGAAGGGAATCAGCAACGCCTGCATGTTGGGCGGCATGGACTTGAGAATTTCCGAGAAGGCCGCGAACTGCTTCGCGCGGTAGGTCGGGGTGCTGGGCACGTCGGACAGCGCGACCTTAACCGGTGCCGTCTGAACGTCGTTTTCCTTGTAGGCCTGACCCGTGACCGGATCCTTGCGGGGAATGTTCACAACCACCTTGCGCTTAACCGTGCCGTTATCCACCAAGATCTCGGCCTGATCGGTCATGTCCTCTTTGATGAGGTCCAGCAGCGCATTGCCGACACCGCGACGCGCGGCCCGGTAGTTGTCGTTAATCTTGGCCAACGTGGTGACGCCCTGCTCCACTAGCGACTGGATCGCCAGTCCGGAGCTTGCATTCGACTGCTGACCCATTATGGCGGCATACACGCCCACCGCTTCTTGGATCGCCTGCTTGCGCTCCTGCATCACCAGGAATTGCTGCTGGGACAGGTCGAAATTGAACTCGACCTTGATATTGCCCCCGACGCGGCGCGCGTTGGGATTCGTCACGACGAACGCGTCCGACCGACCCAGCTCCCGGTTGGCATCGCTCATCGTGTTGTATTTCTCGTCCAGGGCGTACGACTCGATGAAGGTGCGCCGACTGTTCATCAGCCACATCATGCGCGCAGCGCGTGCGTTCACTTCGTCCTGGGGCGACAGCATGGAGCGGATGATGCCGTATGGCACGCCCGTAAGATCTTCCCGGTAGCCGAAGAAGGGAATGCAGGGGAAGCGGCGGCGATTCGTAGCACAGTCCTGCACGCGGATCGGGCCAATGTGGAAGGCGCAGCGAATCTTGTCGTAGACCGCCAGCTTGGGCTGCACGGCGCCCGACGCGACCGACGCGCGGTGCTCCTGATGCTGCTCGTTGAACTCCAAAGTGCGGCCGCCGGGCAACGCCAGCACCAGGCCGCGCACCCAGACCCGATACCAGACCTCGAAGCACGTCACCACCCGGCGCTCGATATCGCGCCAGTCGAGGTCGTCCCACGTCGTGCGCGAGCCCTGCCCGATGTCGTTGAAGAACTCCGCTGACATGCGGGCTTCCGTCGTCAGGTAGTCTGCCCAGTCTCGCCACGCGGCCGCGGCCAGGATCATCTCCCGACGCTGCGGGAAGAACGCGGCGATTTGGTCGGCGTCGTACCGCTTCTTGCGCACCACGTAACGGGCATCGCTCCAGTCCAAGGCGCGGCTGCGCCAGTCCCAGTAGATTTCGGAGCGCGGGACGCTGGTGACGCGTTAGGGATAGTTGAAGGGGTTGCTGTTGCGGCTCACCTCGACGACCCCAAAACCGGTCTTGATCTGGCTGGCGTAGGCGTCTGATGTCGCGGTGTCCGCCTGCGCCTCGCGCTCAGTCTCATGCATCTTGGCCGACAGCGCCTCGGCCACATCCTGGTACTGCTCGTCATCCCCGCCCACGCGCCAATCGGTGCGCGTATTGGCCTCCATGCCCAGCACGGCGTTCACTGTGGGCTGAATGAGGTTCGTGACTAGCGGACTGAATCCCTTCTCGTCCAGACGTGCCAGCGTCTCCGCGTCCAGCTGGTTGCCGTCGTAGTAGTCGCAGGTCTTATCAGCCTCGCGGTGCCAGCTCGGCTGATTCCGGATCTTGTCCAGCCAGCGCTCGAGCTGAAACACGGACAGCGCGCCGACGTCGGCCGGCGCCTGATCGCAGGCGTGCGCAGCCACGCCGCCGCTGCCATCGAGGAGGCGGAAGCCGGTAACGGAGGTATTCATGCGCGCCAGGTTTCCCGGTGTCGTTTGAAGCTTGCAGGCACATTGTTTCGTGCGAAGCGGAGAGACATCACGCCGCGGCGCGATGCGGAAATGACGTCGTCGTCGATCTTTACGATGGCGCCGTCCTTGCGGTGGTAGGTGCGTCACTCGGAAAGCCACAGCTCCAGGTGCGAAAACACCCTGAACCGGCCGGTCACCATCCGGTCCAGAATGATTTGGATGCCAGCCTCTACAACGTTCGAGCCATCCTCAAACTGCGCGCGCTCCGGCTGCATCGCCACGTCCTGGACCAAGTAGGCATCACGCATCGGTATGCCGGTGTCCTTCTGCGCCTGCAGGGCATCATGCGGCCATGCCGCAGGAATCCAGTTGCCGCGAGCCTTGATGGCGCTTGCGTGCACGGACAGCCTGCGCTAGCAGACGCGAAGCGCCACTGACGGCAGCTGCACCACGCGCCTCATAAACAGCCTCTTACGCCTTTGACTGGTTAGTGCAGCCACCTGCGGCGAACTCCTCCACGAAGCGCTGTTGCTGCGGTGACAACGGGCTGTCCGCAGACACCACGCGACGAGCGGACGGCGACAGCGAGCGATTCGAGCGCGCTGGCGTCTTCCGCGCCGGCTCGGACGCAGTGGCTTTGGATCGAGCCATAGGGGAGAATGTAACAGGTTGAAATACAATCGCGGACATTACGTGCCGCCAGAGGCCATATATGGGGGGGAAGATATGGAGTTGGAAGACGTTTCCGAAAAAGCCAGGCGGAACGTGATGCTGGCCTCGACCGGCATCCTTGCCGTTTGGGCGCTTGGTATTCCGCTCGATGGGAAACTAGTGGGCGCGGTAAATCTCAACGAAGTGCAGCCATGGCGCGCATGGATATGCGCCGCAATCGTGCTGATCTACTTTTATCTGCGCTTTCGCCTTTCTCCTTCGGTCGCAACCGCTCGAAAGGACTACTTCGACTTTAAGAGAATGAAAGCACGTCAGCGCAACGAGCAATATGCTTTTGACCAGTTCGACACGTTAACAGCCAAAAACGATCCCGCCTCGAATTTCAGGTTGAGACTCCGTCGAGGGACGGATTAATTCCCGGCATAGCGATTAGAGGCTTTGACGTTATCTGGCAACCACCAACACTCGCAGGACAGAGGGGGACGCTCAATTTCGGATGGCGATACCCAGAATCCGTAGGAGGACCTCACCAGTTTTACGGAAATGCGGAGTTCTTTATTCCCCGATGGTGGCTAATACAGCGGGCTATCCGCGAACACATCTTGCGGTTGAAGGACATCAGCTGGTCCGGCCTAGAGGTCACACTGCCGACTGTGCTTACGGTGGCAGCATTTGCGGTATGCCTCATCAAAATTGCAGCGTCCCTGTACTACGAATTCCCCTTCATCCGTCAATTGCTGACTGCATGAAAAAACCCCGCTCGGTTTATCGGCGGGGTTCTTACGCGCACTGACGACCAGTGACAGAATGACGCGGATTCTGCGCGTCCAATCCGCAAATGTCAACGAGTGGCCGCGACCGAGCTCAAAATTTCCGCGGAGTGATAGGGCTACGTTTGCTTCAACATCCCGTCCCGATTGCAGCCTCCATTCCGGAGCATGCGACGCGAATATTTGCTATTGTTACCAAAAATATCAACAATGAAAGGCGTCCGGCAAATGAGCAATTTACCCCAAAGTCAACACACGACTAACTGGCCCCGGTCCGGCGCGAAAGCACTTCTCTCTGCCGGAGGACTCGCTGCAATCACCAGCCTCGTTACCTGGTTTGGAACTATGTCATACGAGCGAGGACAGCAAAGCAGTCAACTCCATCACCTTACTGTCCAACTCGCAAAGCTGGAGAATGCGGACGCGCAACGCATTTCCATGAAAGAGCGAGCGGAGGCAGCGGAGCGCGATTTAAATGCTGCGCGAGAACAGCTCGCTCGCCTACGCGCTGACCATGATTCTGTGCAAGGGCGGTTCGCTATCGCGCAGGCAAGCATTTCAAAAGCCGAGAGATGCAACTATCTTGAAGCATTGGCAAAAACCAGCCAAAACAGGTACACCGTCGCTGCCAACTGGGCGGTAAATCAAACGAATGGGTTTAGGCATCCCTACTATACCGAGGCATCCGCAAATTACGAACGCGACCGCACCAATTTGACTTCGTGCTTGACGAGCTCAGCAAATTGACGCCAGGTATCGCTCCGTCGTCAGAAAGAACTGCAAAAATCGCATTACCGCTCTAGTTACCCGCCGTATCGGGTTGGTCGCACCGAGCAAGAAGCCGTCAGCAAGAAATCCCGTGCTCGTAATGACTTCAACGGTTGTCGGCCAGATCGAAACGGCCCGGTCTTTTGGCTAAAGCAATTGGCCGAGAGACCAACGCACTAGTACGTAGTGCAGGCTTGACCATCGCTCACTACACCGCAATGATCGCATCACAAGCTCTGCGGAGAAAAAAAATGCGACCGGCAAACGTCTTTTTTTACGCCGCATCCCTTCTTCTTGTGACTGCGTGCTCGACACCGCCCGGCGCCTCCAAGGAACAACTCAAGCAAATTAGTGCTCTACCGAGCATTTGGTCATCCGAGCGAGCTCCGCCCAAGCGAGCGCCTACCGATAAAACCCCCGGCTTGCCAGACCAGTGGCAGCTCGCTTCCAAAGGGCCCGATAAAGACCAGGCTCCCGCAGCAGCCCCGCCCAAAGAACCTGACCCGATTTTTCTTGTTGGGTTATATGACGAACTCGACAGGTGCAAAAGCGAAGCTGACAAGTACCGGTCCGCATACGAGAAAAACAGAAATCTTGCTATCGGCATTGCCAGCGTCGGCATAATTGCTGGCTCGATTGTGGTCCCGGCATTAGCAGCCGGTTCGGCTAGCGCTGCTTGGGTTGCGGGGGTGGGCGGCGTATCGGGTGCAGCGAACGCCGCTCAGTTAACCCTGGCGTCACAAGGCATGTCGGCTACGGCCAGCGGTAAGGCACACGCCGAGCTAACCAAGAAAATCGACGAGCAACTCGCCACCCTGCCCGAATTGAAGGACGGGCCACAGGGAACAGCCTTTATTGTCCGCTTGCGTGCCATCTGTATGTTCACGCCGTTGCCAGATGCAATCGATGTTCCGAAGCTAATTGAGAGCACGGAAAAAACCCGTGCCCAAGAGAGAGCAGATGTCGCGAAACTGGAGAAGGATGCAGCCGTTGCTGATGCCGAACGGGAGAAGGCACGAGCCGACGAGCAAGATCAAAAGAATCGCAGAAAGAAGGCCGAAAAGGCAGGGTCCTAGGCGCGAGCAGGTGCAAAAGAAGCCCGCTGCTCTAGCTGGCGGGCTTATCAAGGGCGCAATTACACACCTTAATCGAATACCGCCTATTTCGCGCATGCAATCCGCAAATATCAAGCCGCGGCTGGCAACTCGCCCACAATTTCGGCTTGGCGCAATATGGCGTCGACCTGCTCCATGGGTTTGGCTTCTTCGCCCTTCTTTCCGTCATCGAACTCGCCCCGCCCTTTGCGAACCTGGCGCGCGCCACGCAACCAGAGCATGATCTTGCCGTTCTGGTCCCTCACCGTACGCTCGCTAATCCCTGCTTCGCTGGCCAGATCTGCCAACACGATGCGCGGCCGGTTTGCCCTCGTGGAGAAGTAACGCATCACCAGGCCGTCGCGGACGACGCGGTGCACGACGTGCCCGGAAAGAATGCCCGCGCCCCTGGCGGCGTCGGATACGATGCGGACCGCCTGCAACAACTCGGCGCTCCAAACTGCGCTGTGACAGCACGGGCACGGTGTCGTCTGTGGCAAAAATGCGGCCTCCAGGATCCGCTGATGCAGCGGCGCCAGCGACTGCAGCTCAGGCAGGATGAAACCCGCCTGCGCCGCCCCGTCGACACCAGCCAGGCCCCGGCCAGTGCTCGGGGCGCGGTCGGCCATCTTCACCATCGCCGGCCGATCCAGGCTACCAGCGGAGTAGCTGAAGGCGTAAGTGAGCGCCTGGTGGGCACCCTTGAAAAGCGGTTCGGACACTGTGCGCTCCTGGAAATCGAGAATAATCTGTGTGCTGCCGTCGCTGGCCAACTGGTCAATCGCTGTCATGGAATCCGCCGCTGTGCGGGCCGGATGAGCCGGCCAAACTCTGCACTGGAGGCTGCGCCTGGCCTACACGTTCGAGGTTCAGTCCGGGGCGCGACGCGAAGGAAAGCGGCTTGCGAGCCGGCGCGCCTTTTACGATTTCGATATCACCGCGGTAACCGGCGACGGCCCTCGAAACGGCGTATTCCGCTTTGGTCGGCGCTGGCGGCGCGTCGGACACTGTGGGCGTCGCCTTGGCCTGTGCGTCCCTAATCGAAGCCCTAAGCCATCGGCCATACGCTTCCGCCGGGGTGGCAGCTGCACGCGTCACCTGGCCGCACCTGCATTCCTATCGAGCCAAGGCGGCCTTGCGCAGCCGTGGACGGACCGCGTGCGCCTCAGACCACCAGGAGGCTTCGGGCAACGCAGCCTGCGTTCCGCAACGACGGCGCGGCGCGGGCGCCTCGCCCCGCTGCCGGCGCTGCTCAGCCTGGACGATTTGCCAGATGCGCTCAGGCGAGACGCCGAACTCGGCGGCCAAGACCGATGGCCGTTCGCCCGCAAGGCGACGGCGGGAAATTCGCGAGCACGTCATCGAGCAGATGCTACCCGCGGCCTACCGCCAGCAGGGTGATGTCCTGATCTAGATCGACACCAATGCCGGCCGCCTGTTCATCGACAGTGCATCCAGCGGCCCGCGCGATACCGCTATTGGCCTGCTGTGCAAGAGCATCGACCACTTCGCCCTGGAACACTTGATGGTCAAGTCCGCTGCGGCGGGCGCCATGACGGGGTGGCTGGCCGCGGACGAAGCGCCCGAAGGCTTCACCATCGATACGACGTCCGAGCTGCGCGCCACCGGCGAGGGCGCGGGCGCGGTGCAGTACGTGAATCGTCCGCTCGAGCCCGACGAGATCCGCCATCACATTCAGAGCGGCATGCAGTGCACGCGCCTGGGGCTCACTTGGGCAGACAAGGTTTCCTTCCTGTTGGATGACGAGCTCGTGCTTAAGCGCGTCATACCCTGCGAAACGCCGCGCAAGGATGTCGAACGCGTGGCCAAGAAGGACGCTGAAACGTTCGAAGCGGATTTCTACTTGATGGCCAACGCGCTGCGCCCGCTGATCGCCGATCTGGTGGATGCATTGGGCGGGGAATGCGTGGATGACCGTCAGGGTGACATGTTCCGGCCGGCAACAGGCCCGACGCTCGTCGGAAGCGACGGCGACGAACCCATTGTCGACCCGCTTCTGCCCAAGGCGCGCCGCGTCGTAATCCAGCACCGCCGAGCATCAATTTCTCTCGTTCGACGCCATCTTCGCATCGGCTACCACCGCGCCGCCTCCCTCCTGGAATCTCTAGAGAAGTTCGGCGTGACAACGGACATGCGTCCGGATGGCTCTCGCGAAGTGGTTTTCCCTATCTGAGGAGCAATCATGCGAATTAACCGTATCACCATCGAAAATTTCCAAGGCGCGCGCGCCGTAGACCTTGTATTGGGCACGCCTGTTGCCTTGATCGCCGGTCCGGCAAGTCCAGCATTGCAGAGGCCGTGCGCCTGGCCATGCTGGGCACCCCGGAGCGCGTCGGCCTCAAGAAGGAGTTTGGCGCGCTAGTCACCGAAGGCGCGAAGCTTGGTGCCGTCACGCTGGACCTGGACGAAGGCACCATCGGTATAAGCGTGCCCAAGGGTAGCCAGTCGGACGAAGCTCTGTTGCCGTCATCCCCAGCCCTGCCCTACGTGCTGGCGCCCGAGCGCTTCGCCGCCGCCAAGCAGGATGATCGCCGCACGCTGCTGTTCACGCTCATGAGCACGAAGGTAAAGCCCGACGATATCGAACGTCCTCTGCTGGCGCGCGGCTGCGCTGCGGCGCTCGTGACACAAATCAAGCCCATCCTGCGCAGTGGCTTCGCCGCGGGCTCTGAGCACGCCAAGCAGGAGGCGACTCAAGCCAAGGGAGCCTGGAGGGCAGCAACGGGCGAACAATGGGGAAGCCAGAAGGCGGAAGGATGGGCCGCCGAGATTCCGCCGTTCGACCAGGCCGCGCTGGTGAGCGAGCGCGCAACATTGGCCGGCGCCGACGCCAAGCTGGAACAGAGCACAAAGCACTCGGAGCGCTCGAGCAAAAGACCAACGCCTATGCGGCGGCTCGCGATCAGATCGCGGCGCGCCAGGCCCAGGCCGCGAAGCTGCCAGCGCTACGCCAGAAGCTGAAATTCGACCAGGCCGAATGCACCAACCTGGTTGACAAGATCGAAGCCCTGCAGCACAAGGCCGGGTCTGGCGCGCGCGAAGGCCTCATCCATGCGCTGGGAGGTCAAGGTGCCCGAGCTGAAACCAGCGTTTTTCTGATCCCAGCCGATTTCGCCGGACGATTCGAAGACTCGGGCGTCAAGAACGGCGAGAAGCGACTGGTCGTGCTGAACGACGTGGCCAAGTCGATCATTCGCAAGCAGCGCGGCCTAGACTCCGAGTGAGTTTTCCCATACGAGGGGCGCGCGCTGCAACGGATGAACGACACTGCCTGGCGCAGCGCGCGCAAGCGCGCAGCGGTGAAGTGGGAGAAGATACACGGCGCTCCGGCGCACCCAGGCTTTGGCCGTACTCGCGCCCACGATCTAAACACACCTTTGGGCGTCGGCTGCGTGCGGCGGATGTGCCAGAAGAAGACCGCAAGCCGCTGCTTGGCCATACGGTTGGAAGTATCACCTCGCACTACTCGACGGCGGAGCTTACTAAGCTAATTGAATATGCAAATCGCATGCAGGAACTGACACGCGCAGTCTGGCGTTAACCACGCTCAAGCGACGGGGGGCTTGAATGGGGAAGTCCCCGCAATGAGAAAGGGGGTTAGTGATTTTCATCACTAACCCCCTTAGGGTATTGCTGGTCGGGACGGCGGGATTCGAACTCGCGACCCCTTGCACCCCATGCAAGTGCGCTACCAGGCTGCGCTACGCC